GCCCAGCGCCTTGAAGATGCCGCCATTTTTCACATTGCCCAAAGTTGTGCTTTTCAAAATCTTGCTCATGGTCGTTTCTCCTTCTTATTACTCCTGCTGCTCGGAATCCTTTTCGGCGTTCAAATCATCGAACGTCTGTTCCGGTTCTTCCTGTTCACCGATGTGAGTTTCTGCCAGCATTGCAACCAGTTCTTGCAGCTTTGCTTCTGCGTAGTCCGGCACCGTATATGCCATAACGGCGGCTCGTACCCTCATGCCGTTCTTCACGACATAATAAACCGTTCCGTCGGTTTGTTTTCTCTGGTAATAGCGGATAAAACCGTTATTCTTAATTTCATCCTCCAGCGGCGCAAGGTGCGACTGACAGATAATGCCGACCATGTGGCGATCCTCGGTCACAAGCGGGATAAGGATTTCTCCACTGCAGTAAATACCGATGCCCAGTTTCTTCACTTCGACTTCATCCTTAATTGTGTCGTCAAGATTGAAACCCTGAAAATCAATTTTGTATGCACAGTCGAAGTCGTTGTAAACCACCTTTTCGATCATGGTATCCTCGCTGATTCCCAGCATAGCGCCCATCTGGTTGCGGTTCAGCGGACGCGGGAAACCGGTAGCGCAGTAAATCGCCGACGCAGTTCCAATGTAGAAATCATCACTCTCGTCGTTATGGAAAACATTGCAGACAAGCTGCCGCTTGACCATCTTTGTCAGCCCTGAAAGTTTCATCTTTTGACCACCTCCACGTCCGGTTTTTCCGTTTCACTAAACCTCGGATAAAAGGTCATTGCGCACATCCGTGCCTCACGGAGTGCTGCATCTGAGCTTTTTGCGTCCAGCTTGTACGGTAGCTGCATCTTGTTTTTCGTGTAGCTGTCAATGCCGAACAGCATGATACTGAACTTTGCCATTTTCTGCTCCTTTCTGCTCATTTTCTTTCGGTGGGCACTTCCGGGCTTGAACCGGGCGGGGCCTATTCCCTATGCTCACATAAAAAGGAGCCGCCGCTCTGGGCGGCTCCAAAAGATCAGTTGATGCCGTTGATAATGGGGATGCTGTTACCGTCGCCAACATAGGCAGGCAGTTCACCGTTCCAGCGGGATTCCACGTCGGTGATCTTGTAGTATTCCAGCAGGTTGCTGTTCAGGCTGTCGTTCAAGGCGCGGTTTGCTTCCGCCTTTTTCTCTGCAACGTACAACTCTGCGTCCGCTGCAACCTTAGACTTTTCCGCTTCCGCATTGGCTGCGATCAGGTCAGCGTCCGCCGTGGCCTGTGCTTCGACACGGCGCTTGTCGGCGTCAGTCTCGGCTTTTTCCTTTTCCTGCTGGGCCTTGACCTTTGCTTCCACCGCATCGGTAAAGGTATCAGTGAAGTCAAAATTGGTTACGCTGATATACTGCAGGTCGATGTTGTACTGTGCCAGCACTTCCCGCAGTTTCGTGTCCATCTGGGAAGCGACTGCATCCCGGTTAGAAATCAGACTGCTTGCATCATAGTGGGCAACTACAGCTTTCACCGTTTCAAGGACACGGGGAGTAATCAGGGTGTCCTCATACTTCTTGCCAACCGACTTGTAGATCACCATAGCATTTGCCTGATTGATCCGGTAGCCAACCGCCACGCTGGTGGAGACTTCCTGAATGTCAGAACTGAACGCTGACAAGTCCATGCTCATTTCCTGAACACGGTTATCCATCTTGACGATGGACTGCCACGGTGCTTTGAACACCACACCGGCATCCTTCGTGCCATCCTCGACTTTGCCAAAGGTTGTGACGATGCCGGTATAACCGGTAGGGACATAGGACACACAGGAAATGCCGATAAAAATGACGGCCACCACCGCCGGGATGATTGCAGCTCTTTTTGCATCATCCGAGAAAATCAGGACTGCCAGCGCAATCAGTGCAAACAGTGCGCCGATAATAAAAAGAATCATGTTTCCTCGCTTTCGCTCATGCATTTATGTACGGGCGAAAACTGAATTAAATCAGATCGTGGTAAATTTGGACGCCACTTTGATAATCCCATTACAGGAAGCTCACCTGCCCCTCAATGTTTTTCTTCTTCGGTTCTCTCGGTCTATACTTTTTGTTCTCGTCCAGAACGTCCACCGGGTTGAACTCAAAGTGCTTGCACTTGTTCGGATTTCTTATCTGCTTGCCCTCTCGCATTTCGTCTTTTGCTTCGCAGTAAATCAAATCGTCGTCATTCAGAACCGCCAGAGAACAATACCGGCAATACTGTGTCACTCTTTGCCCTCCGTAAAAATATCAGTGTACTTCGTGTACACCCTGCCGTTGTGGAAGTATAGGTTGTAATCACTCTGAGTAATGTACCACCAGAGCTTTTTGTGGTACTTCGTCAACAGCTCGTGGAGGTGGTAAGTTTCCTTGTAGTTTTCGTCCACACGCTGACGAAAAGAAAGTTCGTCAATCTCTTCGCTTCCCGCCACATATCCGGCTATCAAGAACACATCCTGTTCGGTCATGTTGTCGTCAACGACAAATACCACGCGGACTATCTCACCGAACTTTCTCTTGATGTGGAAAAGATCGTCGAATTTATGGACGTGGTACACCACCCGTTCAAACCAACTAAGCGGGAAGTCTTGCACTTCCGGGCTATCCGGGAGATAGCTCGTGTGCATTTCCAACTTGACGTTTCGCCGTTCTGCCGTGCGGAAAAGACCTTCGTAGAATGACCAATGATCTTTCCAATGGAACAGCGGATCACCGCCGCCGGACACCGAAACCCACTCCGGCTTTTCCTTGCAGAGCACTTTGTTGAGTGGTTCCTGTGTGCTGAAATGGTCTGTTTCGCTCATTTTCAGCCCATTGTTTCTTACGATGCACTCCGGGCAGGTGTAATGACAGCCAAAGTTCGTAATGATGCTGACATACTTTCCGGGGTTTGCGTTGACGCTACGCATCGGCATAACTGCTTTTTCATTTTTCATCTTGTTCACCTTATTTGTAGTTCTCAAACTTTGGGCAACTCCTAAAGATCATCGGGCTATTGCACCATCGTTGAAGCCGTCGTATCTCTCTTGGAGCGTTCGGTTTATCGTATACCATCACATACGGGTCATATCCCATATCGCGCAGTGTGTATATCCGATATTGCCGCTTTTTTTCTTTTTTCTTCGAGGTACTGCTTCCGAACATGGATTGCGATGTGCTGCGGCAAGTAATTGCGGTAAATCTGCGCACAGCCCTGAAACTTGTAGGCGTTGTGCGCGATTATCAGAACTCTTATCCCCAGCATTCTTTCTTTTTCCCGCGCTTCCATCATTCCTAAGATCATTTTTGCAAAATCTTCATCTTTCATTTTCTGTCTTTCTATCCCCATTGTTCGGACATTGCATTTGCAACACCCGTAAATGTTTTTGCTCTGTTCTTGGCCCGGTCAGTCGTAAACACCCCTTTGTGTTGTTGTCCATGCTTTTTGCTGTAAGAGCCAGACGGACACCATGTTGCAACCGGTGTCACAATGTCTGTTGGAAACAGCGGTGGCAAATTTTTTAGCCAAAGGCAGGTCTTTTTACTGTACGGGTGTCCATACTCATACGGCTGTATCGTTTGTGTGTACTGCGGCAGGCAGAAAACGCGACTTGGGATCGGATTTTCTATGCAAATCCGTGGAACATCCGCCCACCAGAAGCGCATAAAAAGATCGCGGCCCTCAATTCCTTTCATGACACGATCTGCTTGAAGCACATGACCTTTCCAAAGGTGTCTTGCCCCTGCGTTGCTCAGGTATGTACAAGGCGGGTGCGCAATGAGCAAATCCCACGCATCAATATAATGTCCCTTGTCGTTCATTGTGACGATTTGCCCCCCCCGCAGAGCGGTTACAGCATCGCCCAGAATGTGCCACTCCGGGTGTCCGCCGGACGGCTCTTGAATATCACACGAGTACGCTTCATGCCCCCTGCGCCGAAAAGCCTTGCACACTTCTTGACTTTCCTCGCAGGCTATGAGAACTTTCATCGCTCACCCTCCAAGTTTCGGATCAGGGCATTCCCACTTGTAGTCCTTAAATTGGATCAGCCGATACGTTGCGATCTCGCCCTCTACGATCTCGATTTCCTTGTTGAACTCCATGCCCATTTCATAGCCATACACTCTAAAATCCAAGTTGTACTTTTTGGACATTTCAATATAGGGCTGCTCTTCGATATTCCATGCAGCTTTCATGTTCACAACGAGGATCGACTTCTTGCCCTCTTCGCAGAAGTCCACATACTCGCCTTTTTCTATGAAGTTTCTTCTCGTCCCCTCGATATGAGCACTCTTGTCTACATACAGATACATTTCTTCGCTGTCGGGGTCGTGCTCAAATCGGACAGCACCCTTTACAAGCTCCGTGTGTGCGCCGTCGCCCAGCCAGTTCGTAGTGTAGCAATGCAGGCATTCCTCCACCCACCGCTTAATATCTTCCGGTTTCCCGCGGACTTTCAATTTTCCCTCTACCCAGTTCGGCATAATTTATTCTCCTTTCAAAATCCACACCCGATGTTTGCCGTACCCGCTCCACGCCAGCGCGTTCTCATGGGTATCAACAGCAATATCAAGGTGCGCTCCCTGCACTCCCGCGCCCTTGTCCTGCACAATGCGGATGCCCACATTCTCAATGTACAGAACCGTTCCATACGGAAAGATTGACTGATCTGCCGCCACGGTCACACCCGCCTGTATCGGCTGGCCGCTGGCTGTGATTCCGTGACCCTCTCCGCAGATATGCGGGTATTGCTCTGTGCAATAGGCCGTGCAGAAAAACACTCCTGCATCTTCCAGCTTAACCTTCCCGTCCGCCAAAGCGTCAAGGCGAAGCTGCATAGAATCTATAACCTCTTCGTCCTCTACTGCCCGGTCGATCCAGTGCTGCGCCCTGCTTGCGTAAATGTCCCGCTGCGTTTCAAGGTCAGCGATCCGGCTTTTCAGCACACCAGCCTTTGCGCAGTTGATGATTTCAGCGGCGCAGATCAGAGCCAGAATCGCTTTATCTCTTCTCGTCACTGTTCCACCTCTTTGGATTTGATCGCCAGCCACCACAGCGCGGCGTGAAGCGCATACTTCGGGCAAGCCTGAACCGTTGCCATGCCTGCCACGATCGGAATTGCTTCTTCGATTTCCTCTTTCTTCGGCATCGACGCAAGATCAAACCTCGCCCGTGCCACCTTTTCCAGAACCCTGATTGCATCAACGTACAGCACGTTCTCAACCTCCTATTTGATTTTTTCTATCCTTGTCACGGTAATCTTTTCATACTCGTGGCAGTTGAACTTTTGGATTTTGCGGCGGGCGTTGTACTCTGCTTCGCTCTCACCCCAGCCGTTGACGCGGATCGTGTGTACATCCGTTTCGTCAGCGGTGCAGCAGACGACAATCACTTTGTATCTCTGCATTGGCTTTCTCCGTTCATATTTCTTGTGCGGACGGTCGGGATCGAACCGACCTTTCGGCTCAGAGTAACAGGGGAGCCGTTCTTCTCCATTGCGCATCCGCATAATAGACACCCGCCGCCCTGCTGAACTCTAAGAAAGACAGGGCGGCGGGGCGGTCTGATCTACCAAACCAGACCTACCACCTTTGGCTTGGGTGGATCGGACAAGGCATTTCTTCGCTCATGCGGCGTGCACGCCCAAATCGGTTTCCGCACCGTCATGCTGGCGTAGCTTGGCAGAAAGGCAGCGTGGTTTTGCACCAGCTTACACGGGAGAAACGCCGCCATACGGCACCCTCTGCCCCTGTCGGTGCGTCAAATTATGGACAAAC